AACGGTGTCACCGGCATTAATTATTTCTCCGCTTGTTGTCAGAACAGAAATGACTGTCTCTTTCTTAATCTGCATTCTCCGCATCTCCTTTTTTTATCTCGTCACAAAATATCTTGGCAGAAATTTTCGCTCCAAAAAGAGCAAAAATCAAACTCATTCTGGGGTTCTTCGTAATTAAAGAATCAAACGGCTCTTCTGCCATTACTTTTGATGTTACCTTGCACATTTCATCAGCAGAAATCTCAACTTTTTTATCCATATCATAATCATTATTAGGCATTCTTCGCTTCCTCCACTCTCAAACTTGCATCATCACTTCTTCGGAACATAATCAACTGACTGTCAACATCAGGAATCTTCCAAGGGTCAAGGCTCTCGGTATCGTCAACCATGATAGGTAATTCCACACCACACCGCTTCTGAAACGCATTGCAAATGTCAATCTCCGTCAGAATCCTTGCTCCGTGGTTCATGTTACGGCTGTAAGGCTCTCCACGGTATGTAAAGTCACAGCATTCCTCCGTGTCACCATTCACAAGAGGTCTAAACATCCGCACAGTGCAGAAAGAAAGATACTTGTTCACATCAGTTTCCAACAGTTCGTTCTTCTTCCGGCTGAATTTCTTTAACAGGTCAAGCTGTGCCTGCACATCCGTAATCTTCTGTGCAATGTTCTTGCGCTCCTGTTCCAGTTCTGCAATACGCTTATCCACACTCTCGTTAATGCTTACACTTGCCAATGACTTATCAACCGCAGAAATATCATTGCGGATCTGCTCTTCATCACCTTTTAACTGGATTCTAAGAAGATTCATTTCAGTGAATTTGTGCATGGCAGCTTCTTTCTCTGCAATCTGTGACTGGACAGCTTTGTATTCTTCTGTGTTGGAAATATCCACGCTCGCCGGAATGGAATTTAAGGCATTATCAGCAATGGAAACCTCTTTTTCCAACCGCTCCACTTCATCCTCGGTCTTTTTCAGTTCCTCACGCTTATGCTCCAGTTCTGCCTGATCCGCTTTGATATGGTCAGCGCAGGAAGAACCCTCTTTGGTAATCAGTTCCAGTTCATGTGCCTTATGCGTATCAAACTCCGTTCTTAACTGCTCTTTCTTCTCTTCCGGATATTCCTGTCCACAGTATGAGCAAATCAGAGAGTTTTCATCAAATTTAAGGCTTTTATTCAAATCCCAACTCTTCTTCAATTCCTGTCTCTTCTGCTCATACTGTGCGATACGCTTTTCCAGTGCCGTGATTTCTTCACGAATGGTATCTGCCTTAAGCAACTCTTTCTGATTCTCATTCTGAACCAGGTTCAGTGCCGTGCGCTTCTCTCTTCTGTCCGCATCCAGTTTTTCATTTGCTTTCTGCTGCAATGCGCTCAACTGACCTTTTAACTCAATAATTCCATCAGAAAGCTTATCGTAGGAAATCATGCTGTTCTGCGTATTTGTCTGCTGCTTAATGTTCTCTGACAGCTTATCCAGTAAAGCTTTCTTTTTCAGTTCCAGATCCGCAAGGTCAATATCCACTCTCTGACGGCTCACCTCGTCAATACGGCTCGGAATTTCATCTAACAGATCCTGCAATCCCTTGGTTCCATTTCTTCCCCTTGTGCCGTACAACTGCGTATTGCAACGCTTTTTCAGTTCATCAACCGTTCCATCCTGCAGAACAGTCCTTAATGCTTCAAACTCCGGAAACTGATTGCAAATGTCATCATTACTGTGCTGACCAAACATATCAGCAAGAATGGCTCTCTGATCCGTGCCACCTTTCAGCAGAAGTGTCATGGCATTGATACAAAGTGAAAACTTATCTTTTCCGCATACACTCTCTTCCAAAAATGCTTCAAAATCTGCTGCCTTTTTTGGAATATCATTCACATAGTAATCCGTGACATTTCCGGTAAACTCGCCTTTCTTATTGAAGTTCTGACGGCATACTTTTTTCAGAACCTTGTCTGTACCGTCAATCTCCACGGTAACTTCTGCGGTAATATCTCCGTCGATGTCATTGCCGTCCTTATCGTGCGGTCTGATTCCGGTGATCTCTCTGCCGTTCTCGTCACGGCATCCAAAAATATACTGAATTGCTCTTTTGATCGTGGACTTACCTGTTTCATTTACACCGGAAACCTCTGTCCGGTCGTATAAATCAGTGTCCACTACGTTAGAACCATAGAATTTGCAGAAATTCTGCAAAAAGGTGTGTTTAATCCTCATTTTTCCTATCCTCCCAAAGATATAAATACAGTGAATTAACAAACATATAGATTGAGACCGGCTTGTCTGTCTCATTGATCTCCTTGTATAGCTCTGTGCTTGGGTTCATCTTATCTACAACCCACTTGATTGCGCTGTACACGCTTTTTTCATTTGTGCTGTGTTTCTCTCCGATAATCCGGTAGATTTCAGAAAGTCTTCTGTTTCGGTTCTCAAACATCAGCGTTTCAACCTCGATGATGTACTGAAATCCCGGCAAGTACTGTTTCAGCCCCAGTTCTACCAAGATTTTTCTTATCTTCCTTTCCATTTCCTTACTCCTCCGGCTTTCAGTCTTCTGTTACGTGGATCATGTTGTCCTCTTCGCTGATATACAAGATTCCTGCATCTAACAGTCTTGCAATCAGAATCTCATTCGCACGGACGATGGGGATAATCTGACTTTTCTGCATAAAAATACTCCTTTCCTAACCATTTTTTCTTCCCGGTATTGCGGTTTACAATTCTGTAATAGAATGCTGTTTCACGGTCAACTTCCCATTCTTTCGGACTGTAAAATATCTTTCCGATGCACCCTTTGACGGTAAACCGCTTTTTGGCACTCATACGGTGTCCTCCGCAAGTTTTCCTTGTCTCCACCATGTTACATCATCAAAGCCTTTAGCTGAAAAAGAAGTAGCACCATTAGTCCATGTAAATATTCCCTCATTTTTGAATCTTGCAAAATATCTAGGATACCAAGATTCACTGTCAGAATCTCTTACGAATACCTTTGTATCCACCGGCACTTTTGACCAGTCAACAGGCGGTTCAACATATTCCTGCTCTGACCATTCTTTGAACCTTTCCCTGCATCTGCTTTTATCACTCCATGCGCAATCGGAACAAAGTATTACATTGCAATCACATAACTTTCCTTCTTTGTCCACAGCTATCTCTATACTATCAAGTGCCATGTCAATAATCTGTTCCGCATACTTCTCTCTGTTCGTCATTTTCCATTCATCCTTTCCAGTTCTGCGCTCCTGGTTAATATCCAGTCTGCGTAATCACTTAATTCTGTCTTTGTAGCTGCGTTCTTCTCTCCGTGGTAAACCATGAGGACAATTCCTACATCACAGTACTTTTCAAACAATTCCGACAAGTAGTCGGCTCCCACATGGATATTGCCGTCCACGGAGTAAATGTCCGTCACTCCCAAACGCTCCATGCGGTCTTTATGCCATCTGTCAGATATCTGCATCAGGCCTTTGCAACCGCCACTTTCCACATCCGGTCTGCCGGAAGATTCTTTCTCAATCATTGCCATAAGCAGTTCCGGGCAGATGCCGTATTCCTCACCGTACTTTGCACACGATTCCTGTGATTCCTCTGAGATAAAACTGCCGGATGGCTGTGCCGTGGATGTAAATGTTATGGAGAGTGCTATTATAATAGGAAGAAACAGCTTCAATGTTGTTCTCATGCGCTTTCCTCCTCGATAGGTTCAATGCCAATCTCTTTCAGCTTGTTGTATAAGAACATCCTGCCTTTCTGTGTCCATACGGTAAGTGGCTTTGTTCCGGTGCTTCCGTCATGCTTAACATAATCATTTGTCTTTGTTCTCACATAACCCTTACCCTGGAAGTCTGCGTACAATATCCACTGGTCACCGACTTTTCTCTGAATGCCGGCTGTTCTTAAAACTGAATTAAACCTCACCGCACTCATTCCGTAGTCCTGTGCAATCTGTGTGACTGTCATACAGTCGTTAGATGAAAGAATCTTGTCCACATAGTCAACTTTTGGTGTCATATCGGTGATCACGGCATCCATCTGTTGCACTGTGGTCTGCAACTGCTTAACCTCTTCCTCTTTCTGCGCAATCATCCTCTGTGCTTCGACAACTGCCAGCGCAATCAATTCCTGTCCGGTAGGGATATGTGCCTTAATGGAATCTTCCATTTCGTGGAAACGGTCAATGTACTTTGCCGTAAATTCTGTTCCCCTAACTCCGGTCATCTTATGTGCTATGAACTCGCAGCCTTTCTTCGTTACAAGGTAGCAAGGTCTTTCCTGATTGTTTGCATCTTTGTACTTGCTTTCCGTAAAGAAATCGCCCGAGCCAATTTTGGCTTCGGCTAGCTGTTCAATATAATTTCTTATATCTCTCAGTAACTTGCTGTGCTCTTTCCCTACCATTTCCGCTACTTCCACGGAATATATTGTTTTCTGCTCTAATTCGTTCATTGTTCTCCTTTCTGTGGTATACTCTCCTATAAGGAGGTGATAATTTGGTATACAATGGTTTTTGCGATAAGCAAAACAAAATGTTCTCTGTTGATTTTAGGCAAATATCTGTTGGATCTTTGGAAGATATTAAGCCAAAATTTGAAAATGGAAGATTAGACTGCAAATATGCTGGTCTCACTGGTTGCTGCAACAATCCAAAACAATGCTCCATACTTCAAAATATCAACAAATGATGGAATGGCTCTCTGAAATATGGGAGCCTATTCTTTCGAAAAGCTGATAGGAATTTCTCTGCTCCTAATCTTTATGCTTTCGATTTCTCCTAGCCCATCCTGCATAATCCGCAACATTCTCATGTCCGTTGCAAGATTAAGTGCATTAAGGTCAAGTGTCAGAGTAGGAACATCATCCCCAACCCCTTGTTTCAGTGTGAAGCTTCTCACACCGTTAATTTTGTGACCGTCAATGAGTACTTCTGTAAAAACTCCCTCTTCACCGTCACACTGACGAATTTCAATTTTTGATGCTTTCACTCTTCTCACCTCTCT